TAGTGTGGCCATAGAGTCAAACGAACATCTATCCTTTCTACCTGCAGGTAGTTACCGCCTGTACCACTTGGGTTTGTGTTTTACACCTAAAACTTTGATTCTACGTTTGTACTATCAGGAGTTCCAAACCCAATACATAATGTATTATTAGTTTGTCTATCTGTCTTACTATCAAAGGAACTGGTGCAAATGCTATATGATAAGCATAGCAGTATAAAGTAACCCCGCTTTCACTAAGCTATTGTGCGGGGTGAATGTCTGTCCTCACAGCTCAGGACATTGGTAGTCAAGACGTTCAGCAGTGTGTAATGTGTAGCAACACTAACAGTACAGAGGGATTAACCCTCTGCACTTTCAGCCCATCCCTGCTTGCATATCACAAGGATTGGAGATCCATCCTTGGCAGTTGCAGGTGATACAAATACATCACTGGCAAGGAACTCGGATAATTCCTTGGCATCTCCGGTAAATTTACCAGAAACTACTAGAGACATACTGCTATCAGCAACCCAACGGCCAGTTTTAGCAGATTTACGAAACTTGAATGATTCTACACCATTCTCACGCTTAAATTCTTTATAGCTTTTCATATGGCTTTGAACAGGGGGGTTAGATCCCGCTCAAACTTAGGGGAGGGGGGTTTTTGATGATAAGGTAACCCCCGCACTTTTGTAGAAATTTTTTTTAAAAAAAAATAATTTGCTATAGGGACTTATCAAAATCAAGGTTACCCATCCCCTATATTTGTACTGGCTGTATTATATTTGCAATCACAAGGGGTGCTTTAAAAGATCTTTGGATCTTAGCATTTAAATGAAGCCCGTAAGCTTCATTTTTTAAAACAGGCCCGGTCCATGTACCACGGTTGGCGCACTTCCCGTAACGGCATGGATCCTCCTGAGGGTGATAATCCCCAAATAGGGGTACCTACCTGCAACGGAGATACTACTTCTTGACTGGAACCAAGGCTAAGGGTTGATAGAGATGCCTCCAGTATGACGGTAAAACCAGGAAACTGGTCAGACGACTTGAAGGAAATCCGTTGATAAAGAAAAGGTTAAAGAAAAAATGAACATTTTTCTAAGGGCCTAAGTGCGTCTAATCCAATCTAAGCCAATAAGTTACAAGAGAATCCCGATCCAAGTGTAGTCTTGGAGCGGGATAAGTGTATAAAAACGCGTTGTTTGAAATAATATATTACCTTTGTAGGATTATTTTAAAGGTATGTTAATAGTAAAGACCCCCAGGAACAAACTGTTCCATTCTTACTTGACCTGGCTGAATCCTTTGCTCATGTTGAGCAAGGGTGAGTTGGACATATTGGCGGCTTTGCTTACCCTGCATTACAGCCATAGGAATTATCCGAAAGAGACTCTGGATCAGTTGCTTACATCTCCTGAGACATTGGAGGCGGTCAGGAAGAAGATCAAGATAAACTCGAAGATGTTCAATAAACTGCTTGACTCCTTGAAAGAGAAGGGATTGATCCTTGAGAAAGGCTTGAATCCCAGTCTTACAAGGTACCCGAAGGATGGTAAGTTCAAGCTTTTCGTAGGTTTCCAGGTAGAAAAATGAAACTGGATCTTGAAAAGCTGCTGTCAGACGTTGCCTCCGAGAAAGGCATATCCAGGTTTCATGTTGAAACGATTTACAGGAGTGTTTTTGAGATGGTCGCTGAGACAATGAGGGAAGGTAATGCTGATAACATATTGATTCCCAGGTTCGGGAAATTCATAGTACCCCGCAAGAAGCTCGCAATGAAGGACTTGCAGAAATATAAAAAGAAATATGGCACTGAATAAAAGATTTAATGACATACAAAAGCTTTATGACAAGCTTGGATGGGACAATGCCGACACATTGAAGAATGCGATGGCCAAGTCCCCCGATTACATGTATATCGCATTCCTTACCCAGACAGGTACGGATGCCCCTGTTAACAATGTTTTGTATAATGACCTTGTTTCCGCAAGTCCCGTTTACTTGAGTTATGAGGGAATAGGTATTTACCGGATACATTGCAACCTGTTCAAACCAGGTTACATGGAGGTTGAGATCCAGAATGCGCAAGGAAACACTTTTGCTGACAATATTATTACAGCCACTGTTTACACAGGATATGTTGAGCTGCTGGTCTATGACGGTGGATTTCTGGCTGATTCCGTATTGAGCAACACTCCTATAAAGATAAGGGTTTGGAACAAGACCAGCATACCTGTGGCTTCCGCACCTGCGATACCACAGTCGATGTGGTATGGAATCCTTGTTGATGATACTGGAGGAAACTTTGTAAATTTTCCAACTGATTGGATGTTGAACGGGGATCTTCTGTTCAACAGTAATCTTACGATCATGAATCCCCCTTATTCCGGGAATGGGAATGCGACTCAGATATTTGATCCTTTCGATCCTTATGGTATGGGAAGTACTTTCAGGGCATTCACTATTGAGGATGTGGGATTCGCAATGCCTACCCCATGGCTTGGAACTGATAATTTCGGAGGTGGGATATCAATGAACTTCACTGAGATAACCACCAAGAAGACCTTCTCCGGCAACATCACTCCCACTCCTGGAACTGTCAATGTCTCATGGATCATATGTGATGAATTCACTGACTCGCTTAATTTTCCACAGGATTTATCAAGTCCCACGGTCAATTCCACCTTTACCACATTATTGCAAGTCATCTTTGGTTCACAGGCCAGTATAACGGTAATTGTCAATGGTCCGGATGATTACACTGTCACCATATCCAATATATACACTTCAAGTATACAGATTGGATTTTACATGAGTGACGGCAATACTTACACGATTTCTGAAATCTAACAACATATAAAATGTTCACATATCCAAAAATGCTAAATAACCTACATAGACTTTCAGCCTTCTTCGGACTTTCCTATGGGAAGGAGTTTGAAAAGATAATCGCACGTGAACCTTCGTTCACATACATGGCTTACCTGACCCAGTCAGGTACTGACGCTCCTGTTCCACAGGTGTTGTTCAGCAATCTTGAAACCAGTCCTACGTTTGACTACAGTTCGACAGGTGTTTATGACATGTTTCATCCTTTGATCAATTCGACAAAAAGCATTGTGACCATATCTTCCGGGCAGGTCGCCGCCCCTGACAGTCATCGTGCCGTGGCGTATATAAGAGGTTTAGGCAGCATAGGCATAAACACCATTGACTACAATAGCAATCCTTCTGATGACCAGTTGTTGAATACATTGATCAAATTGGAGGTTTGGTTATGAGGTTCACGGTGGATACGAGTTCCAGGATCATAACGATTAACGGCAACCCCAAACTGAAGGAACTTGCACAAACCCTGCTTGAACTTTCTGAAAAAGGGTTTGAGGGTTACGCCGTGCATGTGATACCCATGGTTTCAGCGTCCGTAGGTACCACGTACGGATATGTCACTAATGATACATTGACAAACAATGAAGGAGTCCCTCCGATTATTCACTACTAAGATACCGGAAATACTCGAAGGTTGGAAAAACCTCGTGCTTACTGATTCACGGATTGAAAAACTGGCCCTTGAAAGATTGAAGATCTGTTCCGATTGTGACCAGAACAGTACAAATCCGGAATTGTCAATGGCCTCCAGATGCAAGGCATGCGGATGCGTCCTTGAGGCAAAAGCGAGAAGTCCCAAATCCGAATGCCCGAAGAACAAATGGCAGTACTTGGAAAAGATCTAGACTCGATAGAGGTTTCCTACCTTACTCCTGTGATCAGTGAGAAAGGAAGGACCTTGAAGAAGACGGTGTTGCGGAAAGGGGTTTTGCTTCTTTCAAGCATACTGGTAATGGACGAGAACTTCGATTCAAAAGGCGCCCTGGTCGAAGGGACATGCAGGGTTTATTATGAGAATCTCGGATGGCTTGTGCTTGAAGAGGATTATGATGAGATGGCCAAGTACAAGATGGGGCAGGCGAACACAGTGATAGGATTCCAACCGACAATAAAAAAACAAAAGAATGACACAAGAACAAATCCACGAAAAAATGCGTAAGCATTTCACTCCGATGAATGGACACATCATCGTAGAGTATGTACGTAACCTGAAGACTTCCGGCGGTATCTACCTGCCTGAGAAATCAGAACACACCAAGAGCATCGCCCATCCCATAGTAGCGGCAGGGGCCCAGACTGAATTGAAAGTGGGTGAATGGGTGGCATTACGCCCCATGCAGGTGGACGTCTTCAAGATGTACGACAGGGAGTTTGCGATACTGCGCGACTTTGACGTCATGATGAAGGTCGACATGACATACCTCAAGGATGAGGCTGAATTTAAAACAAAAGTAAACGATAACTGAAATGGCTAAAGTACCATCAATTCCCACTGGGATGAAAAGCATGATGAAATCCTCCGGCAAGGAGGGTGAATTCATCACCAAACTTTTACACTGCACTACGCAGGTGCATATCTACCACTTGATCTGCAAGGGACCAGGTTCCTTTGCGATGCACAAGGCTTTGAACGAACTGTATGACGAATTGCCTGATTTAGTGGATGGTCTTGCCGAGTCAGTTCAAGGTAAGTACGGCATTTTGAATTATGCCATGGCTGCTCCGGCGTATGACAGTACCCTTTCAAAGGCTGTGCCTTATGTGAAGGATGTGTTGAACTACATCAAGATGACCCGTAAGGACATCTGCCAGGAAAGCAACTACCAGAACCAGATCGATGAGTTGGAGACATTGTTTTACAGTACCATTTACAAACTAGAAAACTTGTCCTGATAGTCATGAAGGTAATGGAGTCATGGGATATAAATGCGTCTTTCTGGGAAATCAACCCCCAGTTAAAAGTCCCTAGTGCCTTCAACCGCCTTTATGCTTTGGACAAATCCAAAGGCAAGGCCCACTCAAGTCGATTGATGTGGGCTATTGCCTTTTTTGCGGATTTTGATTCAAAATACCGTGCACTATCAGACAGTGAAAGAAAGAAACTTGTCGCCGAGGATATCCTTAAGGAACCTGAGTTTGACTGGACAACAGTCGAAGAGTATATAAAAGCCTGGGACATGTTCAAGTCCGTGCCCATGAAGCAGATGGCTGAATGGGAAAGGTTGATGAATGAAAAGACGGAGTACATGCGTACTTTGAAATACAATGCCGAGACGGCGGACGAGATTGAAAAACGACTCTTGTCAAACACTAAGTTATATTCGGAGTATGAGGAGATCATGTCCCGCCTTGTACAAGAGGGTGAGGGTGGTACCATGCTTGGCGGTGGGATGGAGAGTCTCACTGAGAAAGGAGAGATCTGATGTGGAACGACAGGAGGGACTTTACACTTGCTGAAATCCCGAAACTGCATCCCATGAGTCATGGGTATTTGGATTTCTGGCGCGGTGAAAAGAAGAAAGTCATTGAAGGGGTATGGATAAACGGAGTGTGGTGTCCTCCACAACTCTACCATTACCTCAATTACGCTACAATAGTACTTGGCGAAAAGAAGTCAAGGAAGAAGGACAGGCCATGGGACCTTGATTATGTATGGGACCTGGCTTATTATTGGATAGAGGCACGTGGAATCTCAGGTTTTGAAAAAATTGGAGACGTGGATGACATCCGTTCATTTTTAAGACAAAGACATGGCGAGGATCTCGGTAGACCATTATACAACAAACAATCAAGGAACCTGCTTGTTATGGGCCCTCGTGGTTGGGGGAAGTCTTATTGGGCTGCTAATATCGCTGCTCATGAGTATCTTACAGACGGACAACGGGAATATGTACCAGGAGAAATTCCAAAAGAAACGGCCGAGATCATGCTCAGCGCCTACAATGCCCCCTACGTCAATGACCTCATTACAAAAATACAGGACGTCCTGAACAATTATCCCGGTGGCATGGAGGTCAACGGGATTTATTATCCACCCCCTTTTGCAAAAACCCTGTCTGGACAATGGACGATAGGTAAGAAGGTGGAGAATTACTACAAAAAGAAAGTCGGAGGAAAGTGGCAATTTGTCGGGACAAGGTCCTGCTTCAAACCGCGCGTCTACAAGGATAAACCATTGGCAGGTGTCGGAGGTCGTAACACCTTGAAGATAGGCGAAGAGATCGGGGTTTGGGAAAACCTCATCGAATCACATTTTGCCGACGAGAACACACAACGTCTCAACAACTACAAGTTTGGATCAACCATGTACATTGGTACTGGTGGTGACATGGTGGGCGGAGGTACTCTTGCAGCCCAGAAGATGTTCTATGATCCAGAGACTTATGACTGTCTGGTGTTTGATGACACGTATGAGAACCGTGGAAAGATCGCCTTGTTCTTTCCATCGACATATACCAAGATAAACTACAAGGATCCGTTAGGTAACACCAATTACCAACTTGCTGAATTAGGCGAGGAAGAGGAGCGTGAAAAGAAGAAGAAAGCTAAAGATGCAAGTGCATATGATGAATACGTTGTATATAACCCGCTGGTTCCCAGCGAGGTCTTCCTGTCAAAGACTAATAATATTTTCCCTCTTAAAGATCTGCAGTACACTCTTGCTAACATTGAAACTAGCAAACTTGTTGACGCTGAGTGGGTTGGAGACCTAGTTTTGAGTGAAACAGGTGATGTTGAATGGATTAACAATTCCAAGAACAGACCAATCTATGATTTTCCGTTAAAGGCTGATGCCAATACGGAAGGATCAGTGATACTTTACGAACATCCTATTAAAACTGAGGATGGGGATATTCCATGGGGAAGATATGTAGCTGGAATCGACCCTTATGATCATGACAAATCCAAATCAGGTTCGCTTGGTTCGATAATTGTCATGGATAATCTGACAAACAGAATAGTCGCCGAGTATTCGGGGCGCCCTGAAACAGCCAATGATTATTATGAAACATGCCGCAGACTTATTATTTATTATAATGCCATAGCATTGTACGAGAATGAAAAGAAAGGGGTGTTTACTTACTTTGAATCCTGTGGATCATTGCATTTGCTGGCAAAACAACCAAAGTTAATTAAGGATATTGTCAGTGGATCCACCGTTGACAGGGGTTATGGTATGCACATGCCCTTGGAAATCAAACGATATGGTGAAGGATTGATAAATAGTTGGTTAAGAAGGACTTATGAAGGTGATGTAAAGGTCGCCCATAAGATACGATGCATACCTTTGTTAAAGGAGTTGATCATGTACAATGCGGATGGCAACTTTGACCGTGTAATGGCCTTGATGTTAGCTCTTTATCAAAAGGAAGAGATACGTAAGTACGAGATAAAACTTGAAGACAAGGTAAAAACCTTTCTTGAAAATGATTTTTTTAAGACAGGATTTGTAAAAGGTAGTCAAAAACGGGCTTTTTTTTCCTAATTGCTATAGGACAACGCTGTTTTTTATGCCTAAAGGATTTTATCCTTACATTTGTTGGATAAATTTGTAAATTCCCCTAACTAGAGACTGATGGAACTTTATTATACAAACAAAGCCTTGATGCCTCGACAGAAAGTTTCACGTTCTGTCAAGGAATCGGTGAAATGGAAGCATGACTGCGTTGATGCGGTTATTGCCACCACCAAACTCAAGGACAGCAAGAGGCGCAGGACAATCAGTGAAAGGAAAAGGAACTACGACCTTTTCAATAACAAGATAGATGAAGCGCATTTTAGGCATATTACTAACCCTTTTAACATCAGTCGCGAGGGTGCTAATACTTTCAAATTACCTGCTACTCTCCAGCCTTATGATATTCTTTTTCCTATTTTTAATGTCCTTTTTGGCGAAGAGCATAAGCGACTTTTTAACCCTGTTGTCAGGGTTGTTAATGATTCAGCCATAAAAGAGAAAGAAGAGTTCACAAAACAAACAGTACTGCAGGCATTGCAGGAGTTTTTACTCCGCAATGTCGAGCAGGATCCCAACAATCCGGCTCCAACGCCTGAGGATGTTGTGAAAAACCTGAACAAGTCTATCAAGGACATGAAGGAAGAGACTGCGAATCTTTTCCTTCAATATTACAAGAAGCGTTTCAGATTAAAGGATGAGTTCGCCAAAGGTTGGAAGGACTGGTTGCTTGCTGGTGAGGAATTCTACCGCATCGAGCAGGTTGCGAACGAGGTTGTCATCAAACGTGTCAATCCTTTGCAGACCTGGTTTTTTATTCCTGAAAACACTGATTCAGTCGAAGAGGCTTCACAAATTCTTGAGCAGACATACAGTACGGTAAATGAGATCATAGACGAGTTCTACGAATACCTTACACCCGGACAGATAGACGAGTTGGAGATGTATTACGCCAACTATTTTCCGGGTAATGAACTCATCAATCCAATGACCATCAAGACTGTTGAGAGCATATACAACTTTGAGGGCGAGGAATACGCGCTTGACAGGATTCCTGTTTTCAGGGTGCGTTGGAAATCCTTCCGCAAAGTCGGAAACTTCTATTACATAGATCCACAGACAGGCGAAGAGCAACAGATCCTTGTCGATGAGTCATGGGTATGGGACAAACAAGACCGCACTCAACGTGTAGAATGGTTTTGGATCTCTGAATACTGGGAAGGTGTTCGCATAGGCGCGGACATGTACATTGATGAGATGATACGCCGCCGTCCACAGCAGTTCAGGTCCATGGACAACCTGTCAAAATGCAAATCGGGTTATGTGGGACGCCTTTGCTCCGCGCAGAACTCAGGTGCCACGTCTTTGATGGATCGTCTTGTTCCATGGTTGTACCTTTATTTCATCATCTGGTATGACACTGAACTTGCACTTGCCACAAACATAGGAAAGATCGCATTGATTGATGCATCAACTATTCCTGACGGATGGGATGTGGAGAAATGGTTCTACTACGCACGCGCGATGCGCGTTGGTTTTGTGAATTCCATGAACGAGGGTAACAAACGCATGGGTATCAACCAGAACATGTCTACCTTGAACAAGGAATTGAATCTTGAGATGGGTAACTACATCCAATTCAACATTCAACTCCTTCAGGAGATTGAAAGGAAAATCCAGAATGCCGCGGGTGTTCCCCCACAACGTCTTGGTGCAATCAGTACTACTGAAATGGTGGGTAATGTGGAACGCACATTGATACAATCAAGTCTTGTGACCGAGGATCTTTTCAGGATGCACACACTTACTAAACTTGACGCATGTACCGCGATCCTTGAGGTTGCGAAAGATGTGTACAAGAGTGGATCAAAAACCCTGCAATATGTGACTGACGATCTTCAGGATATTATGTTTAAAGTAGATGGTGATACATTTAATAACGCAGATTACGGAGTATTTGTGACTGATGATCTTAAGGACATGGAGGTTCTTGAAGCAATGAAGTCCCACGCTAAATTCGCATTACAGAATGATCAAATGGCTTTTTACCAGCTTGCTGATATCTATACCAGTGAGTCTGTTTCTGATGTTCGTGCACAGCTTAAGCGTTATTATGATTCGAAGCAGCAGCAAATGCAGGCGGCACAGGAACAGGAAGGGCAGATTGCGCAACAAAAAATGGCGTTGGATAAGCAGAAACATGATGAGGAGATGGCGTTGAAACAATACATAAGTGATACTGAAAACCAGACAAGGATACAGGTTGCTCAAATCGGTGTGTATTCGCGTCAACAAGAACTTGATTTGAACAATGACGGAATTCCTGACCCGATTGCCTTGGCTGGACAAGCTCTTAAAGAGCGTGAAGCGTCTTCCAAAGATTTTATTGAACGTCTTAAACTTCAAGCCGAAAGAATCAAAGTTGAAACGGACAAGAATATTAAAAAACAAGAGCTTGACCTTAAAGCAAAGGAGATTACTTCAAAAGAGAAGATTGAGAAGCAGAAATCCGAAACAGCCCTGAAGGTTGCAAAAACAAATAAGAACAAATACGATAAGGGATGACCTCGTCGGAAATATCTCGTATACATAACAACAGGGTTGCCCGTCATAATTTCAAATATTACGGACCTGATGGTACTGTGTACATTGGATTGGCTGATGGTAGGTTAAGACGCATTTCAGACGGTACAACCAGCATTGTATCTAGAGGAGGTGTACAAAGTGTCACAGGTTTGAATACCGACACGACTGATCCTGCCAATCCTGTCATACAGATATCCGTTGACGGGGTTACAATCACAGGTGCAGGTACTTTTGTTAATCCTCTCGTTGCAAGCATACCTGTAGGAGGTGTCCAAAGTGTCACTGATGATGGCAATGGAGTGGTTACAGTTGATAACACTGACCCAATTAATCCTGTCATTCAATTTAATGGTGTGAATGTTGATGGAGTCACCATAACAGGTGATGGTACATCAGGTAATCCACTTGTTTCAAGTGGTGGTGACACTTATCAGGTAAAAGCCACTGCGACTGATGCTGTTCCTACTTTTCTGGATCAGAAAATAGCTTGTCTTACCGACAGTACCATAACGGTAACCCCTTCAAATATCTCCGGGTTTGAATACATAAACATCAAAGTGTTATGGTCACCCAGGACAGTGTTTGAATCAAGGAACGGTGATTCAGTCACCTTGTATCCAGGTGATCCTGTGTATATCATGGGAGTTGATCCTATCACCAACATAGTTGATGTTGGTCTGGCCGATGCTTCAAATCCAGCAAAAATGCCTGCCGTAGGGGTAGTTTGGCAAATAACAATGAGTCCATCAACGCTTGGCGGAGTCATAATGACAGGATTGTATGGTGCAGTAGTGACTGATCCGATTGATGGAATAACTCCTGTGACGGGAGATAAACTTTATGTCAAAGCAGGAGGTGGTCTTACCACTACAATGCCTACAGGTGGGGACATCGTTCAACTTGTTGGAGTCGTTGGTAATGTAAGTACTTTAGTGACTGATGGTTCCATAATAGTCGGTGAACTGTTAAGTGGAAGTGGTGGAAGTACTGTTACTGCGGATATAATAAGTCCGTTTTTATTAATGGGAGGTTAATATGGCAATATTATACAAAGTATTGGGGCAAGAGGCTCCACCCGCTACAACAGAAGTTGATTTGTATACCGTACCTGCCCTTACGCAAACGGTGGCCAGCAGCGTTACGATAACCAATCGCGGATCCACTGTGGCTACATTCAGGGTGGCGGTCATACCAACTGGCGCCGTGACTGGACCAAGACATTATCTTTACTACGATCTTCCAATCGCAGGATATGATACGTTCATAGCAACCATAGGTGTGACAATGGATACGACAGATGTTGTAAGGGCTTATGCCTCCTCGGCTAATTTAACATTCCAACTGTTTGGATCAGAAATAACATAATGCAAGGATACGCAGGATACAACATAATGGATAGTGCTGTCA